CGTGTCGCGATTGAGCGCGGTGAACAGCGCCGGGTGCGGCAAGTCCATGTAGGCCTGATAGAGCGCGATCTGGGCGGCGTAGACTGGCTTCGACTTGGCCACGCCGTCCTTGAAGCAGGCGCGCCAGTTCTTGGCGTTCATCGTCTTGCATTCCCAGAGCGCGGGAACGGCCAGACCGAAGCCCTCGGGCCCGGCGGCAATGATGCCGTCGACATGCCCGCGGATGCGCCCGCCCGCGACAGAGAACCCGAACTGGCCCCCATCGGGCCGGTTGCCCTTGCGGGTGTAGAGATCAAAGCCCGCGCCGCGCAGCCAGGCCACCGCCAGATCTTCGAGCGCGTGCCCGATGGCGAAGATGCGGAGCGACTGGCCGCTGAAGTCCTGGCCCTCGTCCTTCGGCGTCGCCGTGAACTCGAACTGCAGGGCCCGCTCGCAGGCATGGCCGAGGCGCGAGCCGCCGAGATAGTCGCGGGGCGTCCGTGTCGCCTGATCGGCGGTCAGCGCTTGGTCGACGGCGGCGTTGACCCGGTCGGCGAAGCTGGGGCGGTGATTGTAATCCAGCATCAGAACGGTACCTCCGGCGTCTGCGCCCGGGCGATGTCGGACATGGCCTGGCGGAAGCCCTCGACGGCTTCCTCGATCAGCGCGCGCACCTGCGGCTCGGTCAGATCCGCAAGCGGGGTGGCCCAGCCGATCTCGTCCATCAGCAGCGCCACGCGCTTCATGGTGGCGGTGATCGCGGCGCGCTCCTCCTCGGTCAGGTCAACCATGGCGAAACGCTCCCGCGCCAAGCGTGTCCAGAAGGACTGGCAGGGCATCGAGCAGAACCAGACCGAAGGCCGGGGCCGCTTCGACCGGTGCGGATCGAACCAGCCAAAGCCACGGCTGGGTTGCCGGCAGACAGCACAGAGTGTTCCACGCGGATGCCAAAGCCGCCGCCGGTCCTCGGCCGTGATGGGGGTGATGGAGGTCATGGGTCATGCCGCCCTCCGTTCGGGGCTGGCCGCACCGTCGATCAGCTGGCGGATGGCGCGCTTGTTGAAGCCGAAGGTCATCAGCGCCGAGGCGCGGTAGCGCGTCAGGCCGAAGTCATGGCGGCATTCGGGCGGCAGGTATTGCAGCTGCTTTTCGGTCGGCGGCTGGCGCAGCCAGGATCGGGTCTTGAAGGCGCTCTCGTCGGTCTCGTGGGTGTTCAGCCAGTCGTCGGCTTGTGCCAGGCACACGGTCCGCTCACCCACGCCCAGCAGATGCGGGCGTTCGCCCTTCGCCCCGCCAATGGCGTACCAGACCCCGTCCAGCCAGAAGATGCCGCCCCAGGCGGTGAAGCCCGTGGCCATCAGCGCATCGTCCGTGCCGAAGAGGTCGACCCACGCGAAGCTGGACCGCTTCAGCAGGTCGATTTCTGTCATCATGAAGCCCGACAGCGGCGCGGCAGCCCCGCCTTCGCCCGTATCCGGATCCTCCCGCGGGAACGCCTCGCCGCAGAGCGGGCACTCGGTGGCGGCCAGCGGGATCTCCGCCTCGCAGGACGGGCAGGTCTTCGTCGGCGCTTCGCCGGTCTCGGTCTTGCCGTCCAGATCGACGTCCTGTTCCAGCGTGCCGTGGATCAGGCTCGACGTCCCGAAATCCAGCACGACGCAGTCGGTCTTGACGATGCCGGGGTGTTCCTCGGGGTCGACGGTGCGCAGGCCGCGCCCGACCATCTGGATCATGGTGGACTTGTAGGAACTCGGCCGCAGCAGCACGACGCAGGAGGTGGGCGGATGGTCCCAGCCCTCGGTCAGCACCGCCACGTTGACCACGACGCGGATGTCGCCCGAAGCGTAGCTGGCGAGGATCGCCTTGCGCATCTCGGCCGCCAGATCACCGTGGATCAACTCGGCGGAAACGCCCGTCGTATTGAACGCCTCGGTGACGTGCTTGGCATGGGCGACGGTGGAGCAGAACACCACGGTCTGCCGGTTGCCCGCCTTTTCCTTCCAGTGCCGGATCACCTCGTCGGTGACGGGGGCGCGGTCCATGATGCCCGCCACCTCCGCCATGTCGAAATCCGACATGGTCTTGCGGACGGACCGCAACTCGTCCTGCACGCCCACGTCGATGACGAAGGTGCGCGGCGGCACGAGGTGGCCGGAGGCGATCAACTCACCCAGCCGCACCTGATCGGCGACGTTGTCGAAGACCTCGCGCAGGCCCTTCTTGTCGCCCCGATTCGGCGTCGCCGTGACCCCGAAAATCCGGGCGTCGGGATTGGCCTCGCGCACCCGGTCGATGATGCGGCGATAGCTGTCGGCCACCGCGTGATGCGCCTCGTCGACGACCAGCAGATCGAGACGCGGCATGTCGGCGAGGTTGGAGGCTCGCGCCAGCGTCGGCACCATGGCGAAGGCGACCTGGCCGCCCCAGGACTTTTCGGTGGCGTCGATCACCGATGTGGCGACGCCCGGCACCACGCGGTGGAACTTGGCGCGGTTCTGCGCCGTCAACTCGTCGCGATGCGCCAGCACGCAGGCCTTGGCGCCGTCGCCGATCATCTCGCCAGTGACCGCCGAGAGCATGATGGTCTTGCCCGCACCGGTGGGCGCCACGCCCAGCGTGTTGCCGCGGGAGGCGAGCGCCGCCACGCTGCGCTCGACGAAGGTCTTCTGGCGGGGGCGCAGGCGCATGGCCGATCCCCCCCTTACTGCGCCCAGCTCGGCCGACCGGCGGTGCCGGGGACGGACGCGGGCTGGCTGGGCTGGGAGGCGGTGGCGGGCTGCTGCGGGGCATGGCCCTGCGCAGGGGCGGCGGTGACCTGCGGGGCGGCGGTGCCCATCAGGCCGGCATATTCGCGGTGATCGGGGGTGACCGCGGCGCGGATCTCGTTCTTGTCATCGCCGTTGGTGTCGGTGCCAATGTCGATGCGGGCGACGAACTCGACGCCGTCGAGATCGCCGAACGCGTTGATGCGGCGGCGCGCCTGCGCCTCGGGCGAGTTGTCCTTGTCCGAAACCCCGCGCGCGGAGTTGAGGATGCCGCGGATCAGGCCGCGCCCCATGTTCGCCCAATCCGGGCCCTTGGGGCTGTAAAGGCCGATCAGCGACCAGACCTTGCGGCGGGCATAGGGCCCTTCGAGCACCGTGTACTCGGCGTCGAGATAGACGGCGCCGGTGGCGGCGCGGCGCGCCCAGCCGCCGGTCCAGCCCTGCGCCGGGTCGTCGAAACCTCCCGGGCGGAGGGCCAGGCGCACCCTGGCGAGGGTGCCCTTGGGGATGACGTTGGTGTTCGATTGCGCGGAGTTGAAGTCGTTCCAGGGTCCGGACATTGCGCGGCTCCTTTCAGTTGGAGGATGGGACGCGCAGCGGCGTCAGAGGGGAAAAGCCACCCCGGCGCCCGGATCGGGACATCGGGGGTGGCGAGAGAGGATCAGCCATGGTCGGGCGCCTGCGCGGGGGCAGGATCAGCCGGGGTCACGGGCGGCCAGGACAGGCGTTCGGAGGCAGGCGCCGCTGGACGATGGATCTTCTCCATCAGTCGACCGAGATGAGGGGCCTCGACCCTGTCGAGGCGGCCGGACCGGTCTTTGGCCGGATAGCCCCACGGATTCAGCGTCTGGCAGACGAAGGCCCGCTGCGGCTGGCCGCCGGGGTCCGGGATGTCGGCCATGGCGATGACCTGATCCACGATGCCCGGCAGCTCGAGCCCGGTCTTGCTGCCGTCGATCTGCGGCTGGAAGACCTTGCGGTTGAAGTCGTCCAGCTTCTCGTCGAGGATCCCGACGAACCAGACATGCTTGCCGCGCGTGTGCTGCAGATGGGTCAGCCAGGCGAGCATCTCGCGGCCATGCAGCCCGTAGGCACCCCGGATGTCGGGCTTGCCGGTCTTCTCGGAAAATGCCTCCGCCTGGCCACGGCACCATTGGAAGCACAGCCGCCCGGCCACGGTGATCGAGTCGATGAAGATGGTCTCGTACTTCGCGATCACTGCCGGATCGCCGTAGCGGCCGCAGACCTCGTCGAAATGCGCCTGGCTGTAGGGCTGGTCCTCGCGCAGCGCCGGGTTCGGCCCGCCGATGAACACCGCGAAGTCGCGGCACTCCTTCCAGGTGCGGGGCCGGAGCGTGTCGATCTCCAGCCCCTCGACCGCCAGATCGCCGGCCTCGAGATCGAGGAAGAGCGTGGTCGAGGCGTTCAGCGTCCAGAGCAGCGACGTCTTCCCGATGCCGGACCGGCCGAAGATGACGCCCTTGATCCCCTTGCGCTGCGCGAGCCGTTCGTCGGCGCCGATGATGGGAAGGGCCATCACTAGCCCTCCTTCTTCATCACTGCCGGGGCGGCGCGGTCGGCGCCAATGCACCCCGCCTCGCGGGCGAGCTTGTAGAGCCGCTTTAGCGCGTCGGCCCGGCGGTAGGCGGCCGAGCTCTCCCGCTCCGCTTCCACGATCGCAAAGGCGATCTCGTCGACGGTGGCTTCCACGACCGGCAGCGGCTCGCGGGGTTCGTCGCCGGGGCGCTGCGGGAAGGCGATGGTCTCGGGGAGGTCTTCGAGGGCGTAGTTCGCGGCGCGAAGACGGGTGAAGTCGTCCGGCTGGTCCGGCATTGCGGTTCTCCGTGAGATGAGGTGATCGAGGAGGCGCATCACGCGGCCTCGCGGTGGTCGGGCGCGGGCTCGGCGACGTAGATCGCCAGCAGCGGCGTCCCGTCGGCATGGGTGCCGGCGTCCTCGATCTGATAGTTGCGGTTGGACTCGCAGACCTCGGTCAGTTCCCAGCGGCGATAGAGCCCCGGAAGACGCCTGAAATCCTCGAGCGACAGATCGGCAGTTCGGTTCATGCGTGTCTGCTTTCGGTTGGAGGGAAGGCGCTCGGGGCGCTCGAATGGGAAAAGCCACCGGCGGGACCGGTTCGGGACATCGGCTCAGGGGATTTCCTCGAGGGCGTCGTGCAGCCGGCGCATGGCGCGCTGGTACCGCTTGCGAGCGGCGGCCTCGGTCAGGCCCAGTTCCACAGCGACCTCGGCCTGCGAGAAGCCCTCGATCGCCACGCGGATCACCAGCAGGGCGTCATCGCCGAGCAGCTTCCGCACGGCGCCGTTCAGCCGTGCGTACCCAGTCGCGCCGATCCCGCCGTCGCCGGTGTCCGCCACCTCGTCGGGGTCGGCGCCGCTGGCGAGATGCTCGCGCGCCGCGTCGCGCTGGCGCGCTCGGATCATGTCGCGCTCGACGTTCCGCAGCACCGTGGCCGCAATCCAGTTGACGCGCCCGAGGTCGAGGCCGCGGACCGCGTCGGTGGTGCGCGACAGCACATCGGACGCGATCTCGTCGGCTGAACCGATCCTGCGCCAGAGCGACCGGCGCCGGATGGCGTCGAGCCCAGGCCAGAGCGCCAGCAACAGCATCGTCAGGGCGCAGTCGGACGCGGGGCCGTCGCCCTGCGCCGCCTCGACCCGCGCGGAGAGGATCACGTTCTTCCGGGCCGGATCGCCGGGCGTGCGGTGCAGCCCGTCCAGCAAAGCCGCCGGATCCTGGAACGGTGCGAGGGCGGCCTGCGCACGCCTGACGGCGTCGAAACTGCGCTGGAAGTGAAGGTTGGAAGAAGATTGCATGAGGTGATCACGGATCTCGTGCCACGCGAAGGACATCGGACGCCTGCCTTGCGGCCAGGCGTCCGGCGCCTTCTCGTGGCCAGGTCAGGACGTCGCGCGTCTCTGCGATTTCAGGGGGTTGGGTGAATGCGCGCGTCAGCGCGCAGGCGCGGTCGCGTGGTTCAGCGTGCCGCAGCCGCGGCAGGTGGCCTGCACCGGAAAGCCCACGAGATACTCGTGCCCCCGCGCGAAGCGCAGGTGCATGCGGCCGTCCCGGCAGACGCCGAGCAGCTTGTCACAGCGCGTGCAGCGCCATTCCGAGTTGAGGGTGGCGGGCTTGGTATTCGCGGCGCCGGACCAGCTGGTTGTGGCTGCCTGGCGCGAGGGGAAGGGAGTCGGCATGGAAGTGCTCCTCTGATCGATGGAGCACTCCCATTGGCCTGAAGAATCGGAGCCCGTCAGACCCCCCAATCGGAGCCGGATCGGAGCCAGCTGTCAGATGGCGATCTCCCAAGGCCCTTTGGCCCCGAGACTTCTCAGGAAGTTGGCCTTCAGCTTGTCCCACAGCGGCTGCTTGAAAATGTTCGACAGGGACTGGTCTTCCGCGATGTCCTTGACAAGATCTTTGGTCGTCATCGGCATCGGGCCGTTGTTGTGGGCATCGACCAGCCGCTGAATGACTGCGATGCGATTCTCACCCTTGATGTCGATGGAGCC